AGCCTGTTGTCGTCTCGAAAGGCCGTGACGCTATTGACCGTGCCATCAGTGCTGTAAGCCGCCAGTACAACGGAATCCCCAGGCACCAGCTGGAGCCAATCATCTGTACTGTCATTTGCGCGCTAGCAGCGGAGGGTTGACGCCCTCTTGCTGGTATGCCATGTTGGCGTTGGAGAGATCCCCGCCTGATGGACCATCACAATTACATGCTGGACCTTTTCGAGTCCTTCCAGCAGCATCAAGATCAGCTTGAGGCCACAAACCTTCTGAAGCTGAAAACCATGGAACCTGCCACCCGCTACTACGTTGAGGCCAAGCTCAACGACAGGCTCGAATGGACCGAATGGGCTTACGACGAGCATGAGCGCGATCAGCTCGTTAAAGACGCCAAAGACTGCGGTTTTACCTACACCGTGGAGGAATACGACTAATTTCCCGTCGGGGAGCCTGATGCCTGAGATGTCCCCCACTCAGGCTGAAAGCTATACAACACCCAAGAGGGAAAGGCAGGGCAGGACTTCAGGCCTGATCTATCCCCCGACACTAAATTTTAGTTACTTACATCTTGTCATGGCTAAAAACCACTCCCTGGCGCATCCTGAGCCGCGAACGATGACCTTCGTTCGTAAGACCATCAAGATCGGTCCTTACGAGATCGATGGTTTCATGATGCCAAATGGCGAGTTCCGCCAAGGTTTAAGCAGCACAGCAAGAGCTGTAGGCTCAAATCACCAGCGTGTCTCACGCGTTATAGACAACTTATTGGCGGCGGGAGCAAATCCCTTGCAGCGCAATGAGTCTCATGCAATTACGGGCTCAAAAACGGCGGACATCACTAAATATGGGTCTCAGCCCGTCCTCAAGCTGACCGGCAGGCCAGAACGCCTCTTGTCTTTGCCATTAGCACAAGCCGCTTGGAGCTACGAAGCTCGCTATGGAGACGGCGAGAGCCAAGAGGCTGCATGGGAGATCCTCGAAGCCCTAGCGTCTGTCAGCCTTGAACGCAGCTTCCAAGAGGCTTTTAATGTTGAAGACAGCAGGTCGCAGGATGAAAGGTTGATTGATTATTTTGTAAGGCTTGAAATTGGAAAATATAGAAAGTTGTTCCCGCGTCAGTTCCAAATTGAATTTAAACGGGTTAGCAAATTAGACATCAACAGCCCCTCGCAGGCCGTAAAGCCGATGATCGCAAACCTAATCTATGACAGGCTTCCCGCGGACGTTTATGAGGTTTTGCAGGAACGAAATCCTGCTGATGAAAATGGCAGGCGTGCCCATAAGCATCACCAACTCCTAACTGAAGATGCTCTTAATGAAGTTGTAAAACCTATGGTTTCGGCTTGCACTGCAATCATGTTGAGCGAGACAAGCCTGAAACAGGTAAATCACAAGATGGACAGGATTTATCCGCCTCAGCGAGGCAGGCGCGTCAAGATTGGAGAGAAGCACCATCAGCAGCTGAACCTGTGCTGATTCAAGACGATTCCCTTCGCGCTATACAGCGCCACAATGATTTACAGGCTTACCTGCGCTACGAACATGCCCTCAGAGCTGCCTACGCCAAATCCCAAAATCCGCAACCTCCCAGATGGCGCAATTCAAGTGCTCGTTGGGGAGTTCAAGGCAACAGTCAGCTCGATGCACCTCGTTGAAGACAAGGTTGTTCGCCTCACCGACTATTGGCGTAAAGCCCATCAACCCGAACGCTCCTGAGCTACCCTTGCCTCAAACCCCTGTTATTTTCAGGGCATGGCGAAAAGTACGAACGCAGAAATTGAAAGCAGGGTCCGAACTGTTTATGGCTTACTAATTAAGTCGTATTCTCGGTTTGAGATCTTGCAATATGCGGCGGAGCAGTGGGATGTCAGCGAAAGGACTGCTGACATCTACATGCAACGTGCTCGCCAGTTAATCCAACAGGATGCAGAGATTGAACGCCCTGAATGGTTGGCTGCCGCAATCGCACGCCTTGTTAAATATGAGCAGAAGGCTGGCAAAGACGACAATCTGCAGCTGGCAATCAAGGCTTTGGAGACTCAGGCCAAGCTGCTGCGCTTCGACATCTGATGCCACTGCTATCAGGCATCACCAGCAACGAACCCTTACTTGGGTTTGTCAACGACATCCAAGGCTTTGAGAAGCCCACAACAGCAGAAGCTCTAGCTCGTGTTCAACAAGGGATGCTTCCCCACCAAGTTGCATTTTGCGAAGATACAGAGCACCGCAAGCTTGGCTTGGTCTGCGGCTTTGGTGCAGGTAAAACCTACGGGCTAGTTTGCAAATCTGTTCACATGGCAGCCATGAATGTGGGCCATGTTTCAGCCTTGTTTGAACCTATAGCTCCCATGCTGAGGGACATCCTGCAGCGAACCATGGATGAGCTGTTGGAGAAGTGGGAGATCCCCTACGACTTCCGTGTGAGTCCACTGCCGGAGTACACCTTGCACTTTGCAGAAGGCAGTCACACAATCCTGCTCCGCACGATGGAAACGGCCAACCGCATCCGTGGTCAGAACCTTTGTGCAGTTGGCTTTGACGAAGCGGACACTGCCAACAAGAACGTGGCCACACAAGCAATGCGCATGGCTCTTGCTCGCTTGCGTGATGGCAACGTGCAGCAGTTCTATGCAGCCACCACACCAGAGGGCTTTGGCTGGGCCTACGAAACTTTTGAAAAGAACGCCAGCGATGACACTGCGCTAATCCGCGCTAAAACAAGTGACAACCCTTATCTTCCTGAGGGGTTCATCGACTCGCTTCTGGAGAACTATCCAGAGCAGTTGATCAAAGCTTATTTAGACGGCGTTTTCGTCAACCTGAATACTGGTCAGGTTTACGACCGCTTTGACCGCGCAAAACACGTCATCACAGAACTACCAAACGTCGATAACGAGCCCCTACGAATCGGAATCGACTTCAACGTGACGAACACCAATGCGGTGATCGGTTGCCGTCTAGGAAACCAGCTTCTCCTGATCGACGAGATCAGCGGTGCGCATGACACCGACGCCTTGGCACAAGAAATACAAAGACGATTTCCCAACCGTCGCATCTATGTCTACCCTGACGCATCAGGCGGCAACAGAAGCACGAATGCCTCGCGCACTGACATCCAAATCTTGGAGTCCTATGGGTTCAGCAATCAATCGTCGCGCTCTAACCCTGCAGTCCGTGATCGGGTTCTTGCTGTTCAAGCTCTTTTGGAGAACTCCAAGGGTCAAGTAAGAGTGCAGATCTCAGACAAGTGCAAACGATTGATCGAATGCCTTGAGCTGCAATCGTGGAACAGCAAGGGCGAGCCAGACAAAGAAGCCGGATATGACCACCTCAACGATGCTTTTGGCTATTTAGTCGTCAGAGAGTTCTCGCCTCTTAATGCTCGCGCTGGTCGTGGTACTGGAATCAGGCTTTACTAAACTGCAGGCATTGGGCGGGATTTAGCTGTGTATTCAGGCTTTTCTGGTCGGCAACGTGTAGGCAACGTCACGACGGTGGAAAGTCCGAATTCCGCCTTCGTCAACATGGAGCCGCATTGGTTGCTGATTGAAGCACTTTTGCAAGGCACTTATGGCATTAGAAAAGGGCACCGAAAATATCTTCCGCAAGAGCCAAGAGAACTAGACGAGGCTTATGACAACAGGCTCATGCGTTCAACGCTTGCGCCTTATTACGTCAGGCTTGAGCGGATGCTGGCGGGCATGTTGACCCGTAAGCCTGTGCGTCTTGAGGATGTCAGCGATGTTGTCACTGAGCAGCTATTTGACGTTGACCTGCAGGGCAACGACCTCAACGTTTGGACTTTCGAGACAGCCAAACGCTGCATAAGGTATGGCCACGTCGGTGTTCTTGTTGATGCGCCAAAGGCTGGCGAAAACGGCAGACCGTATTGGACGCAGTACACGCCACGCGACATTTTGGGCTGGCGTAGCGAAATCAAAGACGGCAAACAGCAGCTAACCCAGCTGCGGCTGATGGAAACCATCACCGTGCCCGATGGCCTTTACGGCGAGAAGCAAGTGCAACAGGTACGAGTGCTGATGCCTGGTGCTTTTGAGATCCATCAAAAGGACAAGAAAGGCGATTTTGTGCTGATTGATGAGGGCACAACCAGCCTTAGCGAGATTCCGTTTGCTGTTGCTTATTCCAACCGCGTTGGTGTTCTTGAGTCGCGGCCACCACTAGCAGACATTGCTGAGCTAAACCTCAAGGCGTATCAGGTGCAATCTGACCTCGACAACCAGCTGCACATCAGTGCCGTGCCAATGTTGGCTATCTATGGCTTCCCGCAGTCAGCAGAAGAGATCAGCGCAGGCCCTGGTGAAGCCATGGCTTTGCCTGAAGCTGCACGAGCTGAATACATCGAGCCAAGCGGCAACAGCTACAGCGCACAGTTCCAGCGTCTTGATCAGATCGCGAGCCAAATCAATGAACTGGGACTTGCTGCTGTGCTGGGTCAAAAACTCAGCGCAGAAACTGCAGAGGCCAAGCGGATTGATCGCAGTCAAGGCGACAGCACCATGATGGTCATTGCTCAGCAGATGCAAGACCTGATTGACAACTGCTTGAACTTTCACGCGCAGTACATGCAGCAGGCGCAAGCTGGCAGCAGCTTTATCAACCGCGACTTCCTTGCCACTCGTCTTGAGCCGCAAGAGATCCAATCACTGCTGCAGCTCTACACCGCAGGCACCATCACTCAAGAAACGCTGCTTAACCAGCTGTCTGCTGGTGAGGTGCTTGGTGATGAGTTTGACGTAGAGGAAGAGATCGAGGCAACGCAGACTGGCGGCTTGATCGAAATGCAGCAGTCTGAGCCCGAGCCTGAGCCTGAAACAGAAGCCACAATGCCAGAAGCAGAGCCGGAGGCTGAAGATGAGTTGGCTGGATAATCTGCGACACCGCAAGCCAGAAGACCCGATGAACCGGCTCTTGTTTTTCACAAAGCAAGAGCTGGCGGAACAAACCTATGCAGTGATCAGGGTCACTTGGTACTTGAAGGGCAAGATCTGTGGCGTCTCAGAAACGGCGATTGGTTTGTACGAAACAGATGTGATTGCTGAGTTTTCTGGCCTTGTTGGCAACGCGCTACGGGCTGGTTGTGACGTGTCTGTGGCTTGCATTGACGATCCGCAATATCTCGGCATCTATGAATCATGAGCACGCCTGCCGAGCTTTATCGCAATGCAATCGACCTCAATCGGTTTAGCAACGGTGTTGCCAAGCGCATTGCTGTCGCATACAACGATCTTGTTTTGGACGCTGTTGATCAGCTTCGTGGCATTGATGAGCTTGCAGCGCCTGCGAAAGCTGCACGGCTTCGGGCGATCCTTGCGCAACTTAAGCAGTCGTTAGAGGGCTGGGCGGAGTCGAGCACTGCTCTTGCTGTTGAGGAGCTGCAGGGCCTGACTGTTTTGCAGTCTGAGTTTGTGGAAAACGAATTGCGCAAGGCTTTGCCTGTTCAGCTGCGTGATCAGATTCGTAGTGTGCAAATCAGCCCGCAGTTTGCGCAATCTGTTGCAACGGTTGATCCGACTGCAATCAATGTGGTGTCTCTGAGCGATGACCTGCAGGCTGCTGTGACTGGAGCCCCTGCAACGTTTCAGCTGACGGCTGCGCAGGGCACCACAATCACGCTGCCTAACGGCAAGGTGCTTGAAAAGTCATTTCGAGGCTTGGCCGAGTCTCAGGCGGATTTGTTTGCCAAGACTGTGCGCAACGGCTTGCTGACTGGTGAATCGACAGACAGGTTGGCGCGGCGCTTGAAAGGGCGGCTGCGTTTTGGGCAGCCTGGCAGTGCAAGGCAAATTGCACAGGCTGGCGGTGAGGTGACTTCAGTTGCCAATCATCAGGTGATGGCGCTTGTGCGCACCAGCTTGAATCAGGTTGCCAATGAAGTGAGCCAGCAGGTCTATGAGGCCAATCAAGATGTGACCAAGCGTTATCGCTACGTCGCAACACTTGACGGCAGAACGTCACCAATCTGTCGCGCGTTGGATGGGCAAGAGTTTGAGTACGGCAAAGGTCCGAAGCCACCTCAGCACTTCAACTGCAGATCAACCACTGTGCCGGTGATTGATTATGAGGGCTTGGGTGTTACGCCACCACCACCAAGCAAGCGTCGCAGTCGTGATGGCTTGGTGCCTGCAAACCAAACCTACGGGCAGTGGCTGCACAAGCAGAGCAAGGAAACAAAGGCTGACATCCTTGGCCCTGAAAAGGTTCCTTACTTCAACCGACTAGCTCGAAAGTATGGCCCGACCGATGCAATCCGCAAATTTGTAAGTCAAGACGGGTCAGAGCTAACGTTGGATCAGTTAAAACGCCGTTATTCCAATGGCTCTATCAGCTAAGTACAAGTTCACCGTGCAAGGCGCTGAGCCTGAGGCAAAGCCCAAAGCACCGGCCAAGAAAAAGTCCGCTAAAAAGGAAGCACCTGCGGAGGCTGACTGATGCCAGGACATTACGGAATGGGTAAGCCCAAGAAAAAGAAGAAGAAGGGCACCAAGAAAAAGTAATGGCACGGAAGCAGCGTCGCGTTCCAAAGGACAAGGCCACTGGCCTGCCTAAGAAGTACCTGTCAGGTGCGAAGAACCGCGCTGCCAAAGCCCGTGAGATTAAGCGGACTGCCGAGGCTTACAAGGCTGGGGAGTTCATCGACATCAAAGCCGTTTCCGCATCGAGGACCAAGCAAGGTGGCACCAAAAAGAAAACCACTAAGCGCCGCAACAAAAAAGTCTCTAAAAGAAAAGGCTGAGAAGTCCAAGTTCTTTTACGGCGAGCTTGCTGCTGTGTATCGCAAAGGGCAGGGTGCTTACCTGTCCAGTGGTTCTCGTAATGTGCCGATGGCAGCTTGGGCTATGGGCAGGGTCAATAGCTACATGCGTGGCGACAAAGCACGAACAGCTGATGCTGCGATCTACGCCCGCTACAACAAGAAACGATGAGCATCAAACGCGGTGGGCACACGTTTCAGGGCTTTGATAAGCCCATCCGTACGCCGAACCATCCGAGCGGGAAGTCTCATGCTGTCGTCATTAAAGACGGCGATAAGGCGAAGCTCATTCGGTTCGGGCAGCAGGGTGCTCAGACGAAACGTCCGCGCAAAGGTGAGAGTGCTGCGGACAAAGCTAAGCGGGCGTCATTCAAGAAACGCCACGCAAAAAACATCGCGAAGGGGAAGACATCTGCCGCATATTGGGCAGACAAAGTAAAGTGGTCGTGAAATCTAGCCCGTGGCTAATTCATGGCTGAAGAAAACATTGCTCCCGTGGAGCAAAATGTTGACGCTCAGAAATGGCAATCAGAACTTGACGCAATGCGTCGAAAGAATGCCGAGCTGCTGAAAGAGTACAAAGACTTCAAGGAATCGGTCAAAACTGTCCCTGACGGTGTTGATGTTCAAGAGCTGCTTGAGTTCAAGCGCAACGTCGAGCAGAACAAACTTGAATCAGAAGGCAAGTACACCGAGGCGCGTCAGGCTCTTGAGCAGCAGTTCCGCGAAGCTGCTGAAGCCAAGGACAAGCGGATTGCTGAGCTTGAAGCACGAGTCCGCGAGCTTGAGCTGATTGCACCTGCGAACACAGCATTGGCCGATGTTGTGCATGATCCGAGCATCGTATTCAAAGCAGACCTGCTAAAGCCGGATCAAATTGAGCGGGAAGCTGATGGCACGGTTGTTGTCGTTAACGGCTATGAGCGCAAGCCGATTGGTGAATGGGCCAAAACTCTGCCCAGCTATATGCAAAAAGCACCCAAGCCTGTTGGCAGTGGGGCACCTTCAGGACGCAGCTCGGGTGGCGACATCCCACCAGGCACAAAAAACCCATTTGTAAAAGGCAGCCCGGATTACAACATCACTGAGCAGGCGCGGCTTTATAGAACTAATCGTGATTTGTTTGAAAGGTTGCGAGCTGCTGCAAACCGTTAATATGTTCAATAAGGCAAAGCCGTGCTGAGCCAAACCGGGCCGTGCCCACACCGTAAACATCTTTTTTGAGGATCTGTCATGGCGACTCTTCGCTCTGACATCATCATCCCCGAGGTATTTACGCCTTACGTCATTGAGCAAACCACTCAGCGTGATGCCTTCCTGGCTAGCGGTGTGGTGCAGCCCATGGCTGAGCTAAATGCTGCCGAGGATGGTGGTGACTTCGTTCAAGTGCCTTTCTACAAGGCCAACCTGTCAGGCGACTTTGAGCGTCTGACGGATAGCTCTTCACTGACTCCTGGCAAGATCAGTGCAGACAAGCAGGTTGCTGCTGTTCTGCACCGTGGTCGTGCTTTCGAGTCTCGTGACTTGGCTGCTCTTGCAGCTGGTTCTGATCCGATGGCTGCTATCGGCAACAAGATTGCTGATTACATCGCCAACCAGCGTCAAAAAGATCTGCTGTCCTGCTTAGCTGGCATCTTTGGTGCTGTTGGTGACACCAGCTCCGCTTCTTTCGCAGCTCTTGCTGTTGATGGCGCGTCTGGCGACACCCCTACGCAACTGACTGCACGTCAGATTGTCGAAGGTCAGTCACTGCTGGGTGACCAAGGCGACAAGCTGGCTGCAATCGTTGTTCACCCCAAGGTGTACTACGACCTGAAAGAGCGTCGTGCTCTGGACATGATCTACGACGATGCAGGTCAGCCTGACACCGCCGCAGCTCAAGGTTCACTGGCTAATGCCTTCGGTTCCGTTGCTGTTCCCACCTTCATGGGAATGCGCGTGATCGTGTCTGCTGATGTGCAGACTGCTGGTTCTGGTGCAAGCACCGAATACGCCAGCTACATGTTCACCCAAGGTGCCGTTGGCTCCGGTGAGCAACTCGGACTCCAGACCGAGACCGATCGTGACATCCTCGCCAAGAGCGATGCCATGTCGATTGATCTGCACTACGTGTATCACCCAATCGGTTCTTCGTTCTCCACTTCAGTTTCCAACCCCACCCGGGCACAACTGGAAACCGTGGGTAACTGGACCAAGGTGTACGAGACCAACAACATTGGCATCGTGCGGATTACCACCACCAGCGCACTCGACTGAGGAGGTAACTAACCATGGCATCCATTTTTGAGGCAACAGCTGGCAATCTTGTCGGCCCCGCA